TCATGAACGTCTGTTGATGCAAACTCTAAAAGAATTTTTACATTATCTGGAACAGCAACTGAATTGCCAGTCTTATTAATAACAGTAAATCCAAATTTAATTTCATCTGTTGGTGCATTCTTATTAAAATCTAATATTGCTCCAGTTAAATGTATGTGCTCTGATCCAGAACCAACAGCAATGTGACCATCACCATTTGTAGTCAAGGAGGATGAGTTTCCACGCATAACAACTATATTGTTAAAAAATCTACATCTTTCATATCTATTTAATCTATTTGAATTAGTAAAAATTCTATTATCAGCATTTGTTTGGAACACAGAATAAGTTTGATTAATAACATTATTCTCTAGTTCTCCATCGAGTGGCGCATATACGACTGGGATTGCTGTTGCAAGACCTGTACCAGAAGATGGAACATGGTGCTGCCAGTTTTCATCTTGAGTAAAGGCATACACAGTTTTACTATCATATGCTCCAGCCTGAGAGTTTGCTCCCGCAGAAAATATGCCTACTTCAGAAATCTCATATCTTTCTTCGCTTGGTAATTCTGCTGTTAATACTATCTTAGATATTCCATCTTCCGTTACGTATCCACGAGAAGTAATTGGAACACGAAACATCTCAAAATCTAATCTTGTTTTATTTGAATAATCTCCAAACACGCTATCTGATGCCAATGGCTTAGTGCCACAGCCAATTGCAATATAGGACGCATATGCTGGAGCCTGACCAATCAGGTATTTTGCAAGTATATTTTTGCCAGTATTAGTTATCATATTTATTCCGCCTCATATATTGTACCATTATAAATTTTGCCATTAATTAGGATCTGGACCTCTACCTGCTCATCATCCTCTAGGTTGATAACATTAATAATAAGATTTCCTGTCTCACTATCTATATATACTGTCTTACAATCTGGACCAGTTCCACAGGTAGGAATTTTGTCTCCTAATTTAATTGGAAACTTTTTAAAGTATTCCTCAGAAGTTTTTTGTAATGCCAAAATATTTTGTGGATTATACTTAAAGTATATACTACTTAAGTTTTTAATTGGGTGATAGATAACATTTTGACCATTAACAATATCTGTTCTTGCTATATTTATTAATTCTTGGCCACCTATATTTTCAAATATTAGGTCTGTCATTAATTCAATTGATGTCGCTTCTTCAGTTGTTATTATAATATCTGGCCTTGCTGCCTTAATCGCTTCTGTCGAAGAAGAGTTTCCAGAAGCAGATGTTCCAGTATTTTGTGATCCAGAAACTCCAAGAAGATTTCCTGAAACAGCACTTACGTTAGATGATGCTGCTGTGGGCGCAGAGTATCCTTTATGGTGATAAATAACATCTGGGGTTTCTGGATAACCACTATAATCAAATGCCATACTATACTACCTCGCTCAAATAAATCTTGGTTTCTGGACCATCGCTTTGTCTACTATATTCTATATTATACACAACGAACCTTGAATTGTTGTCACAAACCTCATTGTTTCCTTCTGAATCTTTATAATCAATTTTAACAATGTCCCCAAGTTGTAATGTTGGAGTTCCAAAAGCCTGTATACCAATTGACTTTCTTGGCTTCATAAGTTTTGAAATAATCCAAGACATAATGCTTTGTGCATCATCTTGGGTCTGAATATATGGGGCATCTATTGAAAAATCCTTTTTACCATAGGTCATTCTACTTGCCTTAATATCATCATATTGTTGTTTAATAATGAGCGGAGATCTTATAAGACTGTCTCCAGTAAATTGTGGATTAGAAAAATCGCTATTCTTAGAAAAATATTCATCTACCTTATAATCATGCTCAGACTCTTGAGTAAAAGTTATACCCTGTATTCTTAAATAGTTTCCACTACTTGCATCTAAACTTAATGCTGTATCTGTAGAATTAAATATTAAGAACTCTGCTCCATAAGATCCCGCCCTAAATCCAGAAACAACATACCCCTTTAACTTATTAAATGTCGGTGACATTTTTGCATATAATGCAGGATATGCTTTGTCATATCTAATATTAAAATATGCCGCCTCACGCATAATAGTTCCAAACTCCTCAAAGTACATGTTGTATTTTGGTTGATCATTTGGACTAATGCCAGATAAATATGTTGACTGAACAATTCCGCTCATTGAGTATTTTCTAAATGATTCATTAACATCTATTTCAGAATCACTTATTGCAGACATTATTGGTGTATCTAAGGCAAAAACAGTATTTTGGCTATAGTTATTTGTTAGTGCGTATATGTTTTCAAACATACATCTTGCGGATCCACGAATAAAAGGCGCCATATTATTATAAAGTGGTAGTGGTTCTGTGTCATCTACTGTTGCAACTATCTTATTATTAATATATAAATAGAATCTTCTAAAGGTTCCTATATCCTGGTATTCAACAGCCAAATCATATACTGTTGGATTTTCCTCTCCAGTCATTCTATATTGACCAGTAAAGTTACCATCGTCAACAATAATATTTGATAAGCCTCCCCAAAGTTTAACTGGGATAGCGTCACCCTGTTTAATCGTAGTATTTTCTACATCTTCTGTACTTCTTAATATTTTATAAAATACAATGTTGTGAAGATTCTCTGCCGAAGAGTTATAGTCAGCGATGTTGTTTTCTGTCAATGCCATTATCTCAAAGTAATATCCGACGTTTGTTGAAGGATTAAGCATTACCGCCAATCCACCAGAACCACCACTTACGTTAATATTCTGATCTGGAGTATTTCCAGTTACAACGAAATATGTTGTCGAACCAATTGGAGTTTGACCACGATTCTCATTACTTTCAATTTTTCCAATAATTCTCATTCGTGTTCCAAAATGCTTAAACCTATTATCTAACGGCTTATTAATATAAGATATAAAATCAATACTCTTTTGCGTTGTTGTAAATGATGGCCCATTCATCACTAGCGCAGAAGACTGAATTGTTCCAGACTGTGTAGAAGATAATGCATTTGAAGATGTTTCGTTTGGATATGATAGTGCTAAGAAATTTTTAATTGTTCCATTTCTTACAGTTTGTTTTGCTAATTCATTACTTACTCCAGCAGCACCATTATCTAAGTTTAAAGACAAACTTTCAGACTGCAGATCGTCTGTTGGCATTAAGGCAAACAGCATCTCAGATCTCATGGTACATCCACGAACATTTGCATTATCTGACCAATATGGGTTTAGTCCTGCATTATGGGAAATAACCTCAGTACCGAACTGTCCACGACCATGTTTTTCTACTGCGCCAGACTTTAATCTTGTCGTTCCATTAACAATCTCATAATATGGTTTTGTATAAATTCTTACAAGTCCAGTTGGATATATTTTCCCATTGTGCCTTAGTTTAGAAAAATAATTTTGATAATCCTGTGTACTTGTAATCCAAACATTTCCAAAATCAGTAATGCTATATTGAACAGCATCATATTTAATAATTTCTCCATTTGCATAAAAGTATCCGTTATACCTTGTTATCCAATAAACGCCCTCTCCAAGATCCATCGTATTATTAATTACAGCATTGTTTGCAACGGTAGGAACAATATTACTTAAGTTTGAGTTTAATGGTATCGCACCAAGAACATAATCAGACTGCTTTCCAGACTGATCATTTACAGATTTTGTGTTTTCTGTACCTTCGACTTCCCATAATAAAACTGGCTTATATATCCAGGTTTTTTCTTTATCGATTAAACTTGCCTGTCTAATTGTTCCGTATGTTTTTTGAATATATCTAGTTTTATATCTAATAGATCCATCATTAAAAACATCGCTATTTTGAGAAGATATACCAATGATATTGGAAAGTTTTGACGAAGTTGTTTTATTCTGAATTACACCATCATCTATCATATCCTTTGACCCTCTTAGAACAAGATCAGTCTCTCTTTGCTGTTCTGTTGGTAGCATATAGTTTTTACTCATACAAACAAGATTATTGTATTCATCAAAAAACATGGCAGTTTGAGTAGATCTAGCAATGTCATTTAGAACTTCTGCAACCGTTCTATCTGGTGGAATAAAGAAATATGGAATAATACTTTCTTTTTCAGATGTTAATCTTCTAAATGTGTAGTTAGAAAATCCTATAGAATCTAAAAGCATAGAGATGGCGCTACTTAATGAAACACTTGTTAATAATATTTGTGGTGCCAATAATGATTCCATATAAAAAAACATGTCACGCATAGATAAAGTAACTGTTCTAGATCTGCTATCTGTTGAAGGAAACCCTTCTGTATACATAGTCTTTAGTGGCACAAAGTAATCGTACCCATCTACATTTATAATAATTTCATAAAATTTGATTTGAATATTTTTTGTAATAAAATTTCTAACAATACTGTTTGAGTTGTTTATATTAAATGCCTGATCATAATCAAACAATGTAAGAGATCCGTTTGATGCCAGCAACTGTCCTACTGGTAGCCCAGATGCTCCAATGTCTGAACCAATTTTGTTTAAAGAAAACGCAGTTGTTTTATCTGATAGATCAACGCATAGCCTTGGAGATAACTCAATAAGATCAAATGATGAATCAAACTTATTCATAGTTTCAACTACAACTCTTAATCCGTTAATGTAAGAAAACTCACGGTACTTAGTTAAATTATCCTGTGACCCCTTATAAGATATTGGCGATGTCAAATCTGTAACAAAGTTTGTTAGCCTGTCTACTGTTTCTTCTTCTAGATACCATCCATAAACTGGAACAAATTGTTCATAATCACTTCCAGTCCAAATATGATATACGCCAATGTCATCGTCTGATGGCTTTATTAAATATGCATATCCAAGTACACTTTTTTCAGGAAGCAAAAGTTCAGTCGCAAATTCTTCTGCCTTAATAAAAATATCCCTATATTTATCTGGAACAATCAATCCATAGGCTAATTCTACATATCCATCTGCCTTAATTACTGCAGTACCGTCTCTTCTTTTTGAAGAACCATTAAAGCCAATAATATCTATCCAATTATTTTTATCGTCGAGATATTGAACTTTCCATTTAGTTGGCGTTCTTCTGTTTGAGTCTCCATAAAATGGATCAGAAAATGTTTTTCCCAAACTTGTAAAAGTTCCAAGATCAACATCGCCAACATGTGTTTGCATTTTTATAACAACCCTATTTGCTGGAACCTTTTCTTTATAAACAACATATGGTGCTGCATCTTTTATATAATGCTGTGCATTTAATGTAGTGTTAGCAATACCGTATTCGTTACCGTTTTCAGTTCTATGTGATGTCCAATATTTAAATGAATCGTTTTTATCTGGCATATAATATCTTGGACGATTAAACATATTAAAGTTTGCATGATGTAAAAATCTTCCACCAACATAAGATGCCTTATTGATTCCAGATCTTGGTCTAAATCTAGCAAAACAGTCTTCTAAAGAGTATAACATTTTCTGTTTATTCTTTTTAGAAATTAAAAACATTGGAGTTGCATTATCTTCAGGATCTAATCCACCATCTATTTTAATATCTGCATCAGTGGCATCAGTATAAAATAGTCCGATATCATTAATATCAAAAGTTGCTGCTGGTATTCTATATTTGCCATCTGTATCTGAATCAGATGCTGTTGGTCTATATCTATAATTTCCTATTTGAAGAATATTGTTTGGTATATTCATATTCCATTCTGCAATAACAGCAGACTGGGTTCTAATTACAGACGAAGTTTCTAAATGATTTTGCAACTCTTCATTCTGAAACACTTTAAACCTCTTCCAGCGTTACAGAAACATTCCAAAAGTCATAATTACTGCCACCACGCTTAACAACGGTATATTGAAAATCTGCAAAGAACATTTCAATTAATTCATTATACTGTCCAAGATGTCCATAGGCATCTTCATTTTTTCCAAAGTTTGCATAATTGTCATATGCAAGATATACCCAAAATGAGCCAGTATGATTTTTATACCAATCTAAAAGTTCAACTCCTCCAGCACCACCGTCTGTTGTATATTGTTCATCTAAGAAATTTGGTCTCCCATAACCACTAACTGTTGGTATGCCAGTTGTTGCATTAAATTCTGGAACAGTATAAAAAGATCTTGATGGTAACATTTGCCAAGAAACATCAATAGTCATTTTGTCTGCAATGTGGTATGACCTCATACGACCATTAACCATGCGTTCACGCTTTTCGATTCTAGTGGGTCTAAAATCGATTGGACTGCGATTGTCGTCTGAAAGTATCAAGAACTGGTCAAACATGGCTGTATTGGTCTCTGAGCCAGGATCTGAGCCTATTTCTAGGCCAGTTGGTATATAAAGACCGTTAGACAGAGTTCCAGCATTTTCAGACCATAGCATAGCCTGTGGTCTTTGATATTTTTTACGTCCTGCTAAATATGTTGGCGTTGCCATTATAGTCTACTACCCCTCAGTCTTAGCGAGTCAATCTGTCGTATTTTTGCCATTACAGTATTTGCAATCTGTTCTGGATTAGCATCAGATCTTACATTAACGCTTAGGTTATAATTATACACTGAGCCAGACTCATAGGTTCCACTATTAATTGCCTTCATCTTATCTACTCCAAATGACTCTACAGCATATCTACTCATAACAAATTCTCCTGGAGTAAGCATTGATGGAATTACGTCTGTTCCAATTACTGGACCACCAACAGCAAATCTCTTTATTAACCCTCCAGAATACTTATTGCCCCAATTAGCAAACTGTGATGCTGCTATAGCATTTCCACCAAACTTAGCAATATCTTCGGCAGCCTTTTTCTTTGCTGCTGCATCTGCTGCCTTCTTTGCTGCTGCAGCCTTTGCCTCTGCTGCGATTGCTGCTGCTGATGCAGCCTTTTGTGCAGGAGTATTTGTTAATTCAGATAGGTGTCCGTAAGCAGTTGCGCCCATCTTATTAATATTTGATGCAATGATTTCTTTACTAAATGCTGATGCTCTATCAGACATATATATTAAATCATTAAGGTGTTGTCCAGCAGTCTGTCCAGCATTTTTAGTAACATTTGCAACCATTACAGTATTTGCAAGTCTTTCCAAATCTTGCAAATGAAGTGCTGCGGTTGATCCACCAGTATTTAAGCCATAATTTATATCAGTTGATGGAGCAGAATATGG